CTTGGCAGGCGGGACGCGAAAGTTAGTCTTCACGCCCGTGCACCTGTTGCATTGGATTCAAATCTACCGGCTTTTCTTGCTCTGACACGCAGAACTACCCTAGGGCTTGCCGTGATTCGGTACAGATTTCTTGCGCGGCTTCGCCTTGGCGGCAGCGCTTTTGACGAGCTTGGCAGCGGCGCGTACGTCACGAGTGGCGGCAACGACGGCTCCCGCACCAGGTACGCCGGCACGAGCAGCAGTCTTGACGACCGGACTGATACGGTGACTCACCTCGCGGATGACTTTCTCTGCCATGCGGAAGTACTTTCCAGCATCGTTGTATGCGACGGGCACGCCAGGGGCCATCTCACGTATGACGTGGGAATAAAGCTCCATGGCACGCGGGTCGTACTGTGCAGAGGGGTTGGCGAGGGCCAGCATCGTGAGGTCGAACGCGGCGGGCAGTCGCTCGAGGATCACGCGCCAGGTAATCTGGAGCGTTGTCTGCGGCGACAGGCCTGTGTAGTAGGCGCCGTTCGAGTTGATCTCGCTGATGTGGCTGGCGCATCCGGCCAGCTGGTGGGGCGGCTGGGCGGTGCCGGGGCTCGCGATCTGGCGGCCAGTCTTGTGGGAGGTGATCGACACGTCACCCTCATCGTTCGAGTTCTGAGCGAACACGAAGTCGCGCTTACTGACGCCCGTGTAGGGTGACAGGTCGCGGAACTTGGCGACGTTGTAGTTGCCTTCGGCGGCGGCCCAGGTGCGGGCGCCGGGCGTCTGCTTGGCCTCAGCGAGCGTGGTCGGAGGCTTGCGAAACGCGCGTGAGGTGCCGATTCGGAACTCGTTTTGGGCCGCGTCTTCATGGTTGATGTCCGTGAGGTTGCCCCCGTTGCCGGTCTCGTACACGGTGACCGCACCTTGGCGGTAGAGCTCTGCGGTCGTATTCACGACCTCGAAGCCCATACCGATGATGCGGTAGTTCACCAGATCAGTGTCCGATCCAGTCGAGATGTAGTCATCAAGGTGGAGGCCGGCGTGGGCACCATCGAGGTTGAACGTGCGATTGCCGGACTCGACGGCACTGAGAACAAGCCCATCCATGCGGCGTTCAGTAGATTTCTCGTACATGAAGTTGCCGGGGGCGTTGTTGGCATCACCGCGAGGGTAATACGTTCCAAGGTCCGTGAAGAACTTGCTGTTTGTCGGCTCAGAGTAGTCGATCGGAGACATGAAAATGTTCAAGTCCCATGGCTCAGTGGTTCCTTCGGGTGCGGCGTAGGACAGACTCTGTTGCGTGCGCACGATGACACTTGGTTCAGTCTCGAGATCAGGTAAGCCTTTAAGGCCTGTAATCTCGTAGTCATGAAACGGGTCAAGTGCAGAGCGCACCCAGTCTGCTCCTGCGGAGGTAATGACATCGCTTTGTTCAAGCTTGTAGAGGGGACGGTCTCCCATGTTTTCACGTCAACGGAGATGTGCGTGTTAATGGCGGTGGGTTTGAATTGCCAAAGTGTTCGCGATGGCGTAGTAGTAGGTCCTTAGCAAAGACTTATATGGCAGGATCGTGGCCTTACACCCTGGTCATACTCTACCACGCTATCGCTGCCTATGCCCCTTGCGCATCCTACTTAAAAGGCGGGATGAACGGCTGTTGAGAACAAGCCGCAGGGGACGCTGTGACGCCGGCTAATTGCCAGCGGGTGTTGGCCGCGATGTGTCACGACCTTGGAATGCGCCCACGTACTCGGCGCTGTACTCCTGCGGAGGCTCCTCGACGCGGAAGTCGCGCTCGAGTGCACAGAACAACCCCTTGGCCACGGTGTCGTCGGGCTCGTCCTTAATGGCGAGGCATGCCATGCGGAACTGCTCTAAAGACTCCGCGTCGTATTTGGTGTCACGCATCGAGAAGGCGTCGGCCTCGATTGCGTCCAGCAAATGGCAGTCATGGAATGGCTGGGTGCCGGCGAGGTTGGCCTTATACGCGTCTTCGCGGTCGGTCACGTCTAACCGCACGGTCTGGCCGTCTTGGACGTACGTGTAATATCCGTAATTGCCGTTCCGGTCAGATCCGTGCCATTCGCGCGTAGTGATGGCGGTCTCGGCGTCGAAGCCGAGGATGATACGCTCGACAGCGCCAACAATTGCACTCGCGGTCGGAGGTGCATGGCCCTCGGCGGCACGGAAGCCCATCGTCTTTGTCAGGGACAGCCGGTTGAAGTCCTCGGCTTCACGCCCCTCACGGAGGGATTTGGTGGTGAAGGCCAGGTTCTTCAGGTTGCGTACCAACAATGGCGTGCTGGACACGGGCCCGTCACCTTCAAGTCCGAAGAAATATCGCGAGAGAAACTCGGTGAAGTTGACGTCCTCGGCTGTGGGCGAAAAGCCGGTGATCTTGATGCCGAACCACGCCATGCAGAGATCAACGATGTCCTGCATCCAGATGCACAGAGAATCGTCGCCGAAGCAAACGCCGAGTGTGTCCATGATTTCGTGGCAGCAGGCCGTGTCAGCGCACACGCGCGAGATGTTGTCGATGGTGACGCGGTTTCCGTAGAAGTCCGGGTTGGGGCCGACGTCAGCTTCCTTAGGTGACGGTCCACTGGACATGTACGAGCGTTCCACGAACGAGCCCCGCGGCAAGCTGGTGTCAGCGGCGCGCAACATGCGGGCGCAATACTTGAAGAACGACACGCAAATGGTGTTGATCATCGTTGTGGTATAGAACCCGCTCAGATTTCGCGCCTCAGATAACAATTGCTCGTACGGGGCGGCCGTGTCGCCTTCACGACTGTAAAACTTGAGCTTGCGGTCGATCTCTTGATGCATTAGGCGGCGGATGACGGAGCGGTCGTTAGCGCTCATAGTCTTGTCCGGGCTCTCGCAACAGTCGACGAGTATTTCCGTGATCATCTGGCGGACGGCGTGCATGAACGTGGCGTCCATCTTTGACACGTCGCAACTATCCGGAAGGCGGAAGACGTCTTTGTTGTGCTTGTTGAAGGCGTGTGCGGTCTTGCGAACGAGCTCAGCCATCTCATCGGGTGAGGCGCCGGGTGCGTACCACGGAAAGACGTCGTGGTTCTTCATGCCGTCAACGAATGGCATTACGAAGGTCGCGGTATAGACGATCGAGATGAAGTCGGCCGGCATTATCATGCGAGCTGCCTGGGAAGCTTCCTGGCCCTCGGGCTTGATCTGCAACTTCACGTCTTCGCTCAGATAGGAATCGAGCGTCGCGAAGTAGATGCGGCGGCGTGACGCATAGGACGTGTCGGTCTCGTGCTCGGCGCGCGGATCCAACTTGGGGGCTGTCATGACGTTACCGTCGGCCGAGAGGCGCAGCGTGTCCCACGCGGTCTTGAACTCCTCGATTTGACGACGGCGTACCGGGTCGTTCTTGGCCTCGAGTAATTTTTCGAGCGCCTCCTCGATCGTGAGTCGAAGGAATTGGCCGTTGTGTCGCTTGAACTTACTACGGAGCGTCGACCGGTAGGAAGTAGCTAACTTCTCGAGTTTGGCAATGGCCGATTCGTTCTGAGTCCGCTCGGCTTCAGTCAGGCCGATCTCGCACTCTTGCCAGCGCTTACGGCGTGCCTTTGCGCCGCTGTTCTCGTCCCCTCCCTTGTGGTACTT